GCAAACACAGAAAGCCAATCAATATAACCAAAAAACAAGCAAAATAAGGCATTGAACATGAATGATCAATCTTGGAACTCAAATGAAATATATAGAGAAATCTATGGAATTAACTCACCAGATGTGGGTGACACACTGGCCACAATGTTAAATATCAACATTCAGAATAGGTATGGAGAGAATAGGCAAAGGGAGCTAGAAATAGTCAGTCCAAGGTGCTTTGACCCCATAACAGACAGGCTTACAGCCTGTGTTCTCCCTCCTCAGAGGATATATGACAGTAAATCAATCAATAGAGTGCATTCCATTCCAGAACTAAGGGATCTGATATATGATGAGTTATCCAACAAAGACAAGTTCATGATGAGTTATGCTATGCATTCTTGTGTGCATTCAGAGTATGCCTGTGAAGATTGCATTCCACTAATTCCAGGATGTTGCCTTTCTATGATCTTCTACAGAGATGATAGATTATCAATTCTCACACTAGATGGAGATGATTTCCCTAAAAACCTTTTGACATATGGCATGAGGTTGAGATCAGATTTCATGGATCTAAAAGCCTCTCTCAATAACTCTAGGCTGCACATTTATGGAGAATATAGTTATCCGGACTCAAATTATGAGTTTCCTGTGGTGAAGGATTATATAGATAAAATCTGCCAATTCTGCAACAAACAGACAGAATTTGATGATGATATTATATTAGTCGGACTAACAAGATGTTCATCTTGCTTATCACATGACATAAGTTGTCAATTTAGTGACATTGTTGACTATGTTGGTATTCTTCCTAGCCCTAGTTCTGATTTAGATAAAAAGATCATCAGGAATGGTACCCTTATCTCAACTTTGATTAGCGATCCTAGTTTCATTGAGCCTATAATGAGAACAAAATTTGTGATTAAAAATTGTGAGGCAAGGAAATGGTTGAGACAGGAGTCAATCATAAGAGGAGCAGATGAAGCAAATGCTTCAAAGGAAGACTATTACTATGAAGTTGAAGCCACTATTGAATATAATGATATGACAATGTCAAAATATGGTTCCAACAGACTGGAAGAAACATATAGAACCAGAGCTCTGTCATACCAGGGTCTGTGCTCACTGAGACATGATTTTGTAGCTACACAATTTAGAGGTTCAACAGACAGATCCTTAAGAACACTGGGTATACAAATGAATCTGACACCGGATTTCATCACCGAGTCTCCAAAAGTTGTTCTTGAACTAGCAACTAATGCTGGTGGCCAACCAAAGAGCATGGAGGCTTCCTACATTTCTAAAAGAATTGCTTATGAGGATATCTTGACTATAAATGAGGTTAGTTACCTCATCTTGGTGGTAAGCCCATACAACATCATGACTAACATGCCCTTATCTTCAGGAGAATCCCAAGAATATATCCTTAGGTGTAAGGTTGGTATAGCAATAGAAAACTTGGTTGAATCTATTCTTAATCTGCCACTAACTGGAACTGAGGATGAAATAAAGGGACAATCATCAATACGAGGTCAGTTCTTAAAATTCAATGAATCTTTGATTCTCCCTACTAATCAACACATGAATGGCGATATTGTTCGTGTTCTCAATAATGAGTCTTCTGAAGAATCTTCTCATGCTGAGAAAATCATACATGAGACTCTCATACAGGGTTTAAAAGGTGATTCTTGTCATTATGATGAAAAAGCTTTGGATAAGTATATGGAGCACTTCACAGAAGACAATACAAGGAAAAAAGACAAATTAGTTACCATTTTCCCTATGATTGTAGCTATGCCTCAACCTCTCTTATCTAGAGGTTCTTGGTCTGATCTGGGTAGCAATGTGAACTGTCCATCCTCATTGTTCACTTTATTCAAGAATATAAGTTTTCTAGAGAATATTAGCAGAGAACATCTAAGTAAAACTGGTTGGCTCATTAGATCTAGAATGAGTGCTCTGGAGACTGAAGACAAATTCAAAAAATATAAGTACAATTATGGTACCTCATATTCGCATTCCATTCATGATATAAGGAAGTCCTCTGTGGTTAAACCATTATTTCTGGAGGAGCAGGAATTAGAACTTGCTCTCCAAGGCGTGCAGGCTAAAGCCCTATCCAATAATGAAGAGTTACGAAGGAAGGAATTAGACTCAAAATGGTCCTTCCATCCTAGCACAAACACTCAGGATATTGAAGAGTTCTGGAATAGAACTGAAAACATGATAACCAATGAGAATTGGAGAAAGGCTGTACATGATGACCCAGTTAGCACGTTTATCATGAATGAGAAAATTAGGAATCCATTGAATCTCAAAGACATTCCTGATAGTGTAGAGATGTTTGCTCTATTGTCTCAATTGGAAGTTGTGCAACTTGGTGAATTAATAACAGACATCTGCATAGAAATTTCAGCAGAATATAAAACTCCTACAAAACCTGGTGAATGGATAATGAAAGCACTAAGAAGATTCAAAGTTGTCATTGCTATGGTCTGCACAGGCACACATGTGTTTTTTTCACTTTGTTTCGATAAGCTATACTGTAAGTCTATAGACACTGGTCATATAGGAGCAAGATCTTATGAGACTGAACACTATTTGATTACTGATGTTGTTTCGATAACAGAACCCTACTTAGAACATTTTTTGAAGTCTGGACCTTATATCCTTATGATTTCTGCCCATCTCTTGCATTCTTTTGAGGTGCCCTTTACAACTGGAGATTGGCTAATGAATAGCGAATATTTCCAGACTCTCAATTATCTGGTGCTTACTTTTCTCAACAATAAAATTGATCATGAGGAAATGCTCACCAACCTACGATTCCTGTATATGAAGTTACTACAAGAAGTGGGTGGGAATATATATGATTATGTGGATAGACTTCCTTTAATTCTTAGGAGTAGATTATCAGTCTTCAGTCTGAAGAGGATAATCAAAATAATGGAATTCTATGGTAAGCATAGAATCACTAGGAGGAAGATGACTGACATGAGTGGTGTAGAGTGGTCTCACAAAAACTTAAGAACAATATATCACTCAGGGTTTGTCAAGATTGATCAGTTGATTGATTCCTTTTATTATTCTTATGTAGTAACAAAGAATAAGAGTGCAATGGGAGATCACACATTTCAGATCTTCAACAAGGTTTTCAAGGAGCAGAATGAAGCACATAAGAAGTTAATACTAACTGACACCAAAATATGGGGATTATTGGATAAGCCAGAAAAGCATAGGTGGGATTATGCCCTAGAGAGACAAGCTATAAAGGCATGTTTTAGACATCTAGAGGATAAGCATGGACCTTCCTTTTTGAAAAGCATGCACAAGTCAATTTATAATACCATTCATCACTTGAAGTTCTCAAATATATCTACACTAAAGGCAAGTTCAAAGGATTACACTGATGGTCAAAAATTGCCCACATGGTCTGATGGTCTAACTAGGGATGAGTATTTAAAAGAATTTAAAAAACTGAACCCTAATCTAAATGGGAAAAGACCAAGAGTTATAACCACCTTAAATATGTTGCTGCAAGACTATATGAATGACACAGAGGATCATCAGCCTTCAGTATTGACTGTAACTTTATGGTCCATGAAAAAATTGCTTAAGAGGGGATTTATACTATCAGATCTATTTATAAAAGACCAACACAATGGAGTAAGAGAAATACATGTTTTAGAAATCCTTGCTAGGATGATTCAGTATTTGACTGAGCAGATTGCAAAGAAAATATGTCAATATTTCGATAATGACTCTGTCTGCAGTCCGAATTGCAAGAAAAAATTTTATTTTGATCATGAGAAAGAATCAGAAGCTGTCCTTAATAATCATGTGACTCTTGGGAAGTCAGCTGATGCAAGCAAGTGGTGTCAGAGAAATCATGTCTCACAGTTTTTCTTTGATATGTGTTATTTTACCCCCCCTGAAATGCATCAATTTTTATACTGTGTATTCTATCTATGGACTAAAAAAAGAATAGCTGTAGACCCTCATTTACTAGACAATTTAGACCGCAATAGAGATGCATTTAGCACAAATCCTGACTATATCAAAATGAGAGATGCTTTCCATCGAGGTGAGAATCCATTTCTGGAAAGACGAGGCACATTCATGGAAATTGGTTTCGGAATGTTTCAAGGCATATTGCATGATGCCTCCTGTCTGAAACACAACATAGTGCAGACTCATTGGGCAGTTTTGACAAAATCCTTTTATGACATAATCCTGAAGACACCAAATGTAATCACACATATACAAGGGAGTGATGATTCAGGTGCTCTGATTTCCATTCCTTCTCATAATCCTGGGATGTTACTATTGACCATTGGCCTATTATGGTGGAAAGAAGAAATGGCTAAATATTCAAGCATCTGGACTAGTGTTCCTAAAACATCAGTAGGGACACTTAGTTTGATTGAATATAATTCAGACTGGTATTTCTCTGGAAGGAACATCAAACCAACCTTTAGATGGAACAGTGCCTGCTTATCCAC